ACCAACCCTGTCCACTTTGCAACAGTAGTGATGCTGTAGGAATCAATGAAGATGATTCAGCAAAGTGTTTCAGTTGTGGTGAGTTCATGCCGAGTTATAACAAAGCATGTGGAGGAAAGGATATGCAAACAGCAACGACAACAACAACTACAACTAAGCAACCAGACATAGTAGAGGGTGGGCAGTTCAATGCCTTAAAGGATAGACAGATATCCCAAGCCACGGCTACTAAGTATGGGGTTAAAAGTATGCACGACTTACAAGGTAATGTCGTTAAGCATTTCTATCCCTTCTATAATGGTCATGAGCTAACAGCTACTAAGGTTCGTAACGTAACTTCCAAAGACTTCTTTATGTCTGGAACGTACAACGAGACAGGGCTGTTCGGTCAGCAGTTGTTTAAGGGTGGTAAGTATGTTACCATAACCGAAGGTGAGTGTGACGCTATGGCAGGGTATGAACTACTCGGCTCTAAGTGGGCAGTAGTATCTATCAAACGTGGGGCACAAGGTGCAGTTAAAGATATCAAGGAAAGCCTTGAGTTCTTTGATGAGTTTGAGAATGTAATCATTGCATTTGATAATGACAAGGCAGGTAAAGAAGCTTCTATTAAAGTTGCTAGACTTTTCAAACCCGGAAAGGCTAAGATACTTACACTACCCAATGGGTTCAAAGACCCTAATGATATGCTACGTTCTAACAGACACAAAGAGTTTGTTGAATGTTGGTGGTCAGCTAAAGTTTATACACCCTCCGGTGTTATAAATGTAACTGAACAACGTGATAAGTTTAATAACCGTGAGAGAAAACCTTGCGTCCCTTACCCATACGAAGGACTTAACAAGAAGTTATATGGTATGAGACAGGGTGAGTTGATTACTCTTACAGGTGGTACAGGTCTTGGTAAGTCTAGTGTAACTAGAGAATTAGAACATCACCTTATTAAGAACACTAATGACAACGTAGGTATCATAGCATTAGAAGAAGACTGGAGACGTACCATTGATGGTATCTTATCCATCGAAGCTAACGCTAGGCTATACGTTGATGAAGAACGTGACAAGTTTTCTAAAGAAGAATTAGATAAGATGTTTGATATGCTATACGATGGCGACAACCGAAACAGAGTATGGGTTCATTCCCATTTCGGTACCAACGACATTGATGACATCTTTACTAAGCTTCGCTTCATGATTATTGGATGTGATTGCAAGTGGGTGGTCGTTGACCATTTACATATGCTAGTCAGTGCAGTACATGATGGAGATGAGAGACGAGCCATTGATACTATCATGACTAGACTAAGAAGTTTGGTAGAAGAGACGGGTGCTGGAATCATTTTGGTTTCACACTTACGCAGAGTTGATGGTAACAAGGGACATGAGAACGGTGTTGAAGTATCGCTATCACATCTAAGAGGTTCAAATAGTATTGGACAGCTTAGTGATTGTGTCATTGCTCTTGAACGTAACCAACAATCAGATGACCCTGAAGAAGCACGAACAACTAAGTTGAGAGTTCTTAAGTCTAGGTATACTGGTGACGTAGGACTTGCTTCTAGAGTTATCTATGATGGTGACACAGGTAGATTAACAGAACTTACAGATGAAGACATAGAGTTTGATGATAGCACAGGAGAAGCATTCTAATGCAGTTAGTATTTGACATAGAAACAGATGACCTTAAAGCAACGCTGGTACATTGTATTGTTGCTCAAGATGTAGAGACAGGAGAGATATTTAAATTCCCTCCTGATAAACTTAAAGAAGGGTATGAGTTCTTAACTAAAGCAGATACTTTAATAGGACATAACATCATTGGCTTTGACATACCTATGGTAGAGAAGTTCGGTGGTGTTGACCTATCTAACAAACCTATAATAGATACTCTTGTTTTATCTAGGCTGTTCAATCCTTCCAGAGAAGGTGGTCACAGTTTAGAGAAGTGGGGATACAAACTAGGATACCATAAGATAAACTTCACAGATTATCTAAACTATTCTACAGAGATGCTAGACTACTGTGTCCGTGACGTTCAGCTTAACGCTGTTGTTCTTAAGGAATTACGAAAGGAGAGTAAGGGTTTTTCTAAGGAGTGTATATCTTTAGAGCAACGAGTAGCCGGTATAGTTAAACAACAAGAAGTCGATGGCTTTAAGTTTGATACTAAGCACGGCTTACTTTTACTTGCTGAACTTAGAGAAAAGAAACAGGCAATAGAAGATGAGGTTCATAGCACATTCAAACCTAAGTGGGTTGATGCTAAGTTAGTAACTCCTTATATTAAAAAAGATGGTGAGTTATCTAAACGTGGTATGACTGATGATGAATATGATAACTGTATAAAGACTCAAAAGCTTGAGCCATTTATGAGACAGCAGTTAGTTGATTTTAATTTAGGTAGCCGTAAACAAATAGGAGAATATCTTATTGACTTCGGTTGGAAGCCTAATAGATTTACACCCACAGGTCAACCCATTGTAGATGAGAAAACGCTATCAGCTATTACTCATATACATGAAGCTAATTTAATAGCACAGTTCTTACTACTTCAAAAGCGTATAGCTCAGATAGATTCTTGGATAGAAGCTACCGAAGATGACGGACGTGTACATGGTTTTGTGATTCCTAATGGTGCTATCACCGGAAGGATGACACATAGAAGCCCCAACATGGCACAAGTACCAGCAGTCTACAGCCCTTATGGTAAGGAATGTAGAGCTTGTTGGACTGTAGAAGAGGGTAATGTTTTAATCGGTGTTGATGCTTCTGGTCTTGAGATTAGAATGTTAGCCCACTATATGAATGACGAGGACTATACAAATGAAATACTTAACGGAGATATCCACACAGCAAATCAAAAACTTGCACAGCTTGAATCAAGAGATAAGGCAAAGACATTCATCTATGCCCTCATGTACGGAGCAGGAGATGAAAAGCTTGGGTCTGTGGTTGGTGGAAATACAGCAGATGGCAAAAGAGCTAGACAATATTTCTTTGATAATAAACCTACATTTAAATCTCTTAGAGACAGAGTACAAAGAGCTTCAACAAAAAAATTCCTTAAGGGATTAGACGGTAGGAAACTCTATGTTCGCAATCAGCATTCAGCATTGAACACTTTACTACAGGGTGCAGGTGCTATCGTTATGAAGAAAGGTTTACAGATACTAGATGATGTATTAAAATTAAACAAGGTTGACTATAAGTTTGTAGCTAACATACATGATGAGTGGCAGATAGAAGTGGTCGAAAACCAAGCCGACTTTGTTGGTAGGTCAGCAGTTGATAGTATAATAAAAGCAGGAGAACATTTTAATCTTCGTTGTCCACTGGATGGCGAATACAAGATAGGAGGAAATTGGAGTGAAACCCATTAAAGAAGATAGGAAGAAATTTGATATTGATTTAGAGTATGGAGAGATAAGAGAAGATAAGATAAAGGAGATGCTAACCGGTAAGAAGATAGAGGTTAAGTCTGAGAAAGATTTATGGCAGAAGTCTGGTAACATATGTATAGAGTATGAGTCGTGGGGTAAGCCTTCCGGTATAAGAGCCACTGAATCAGACTACTGGTTTCATAACTTATGTGTCGGAGACAACGAGTTTTGTACTCTTGTATTTAAAACAGATGTACTTAGAACTATTGTTGATAAGCTTGACACCTTTAAAACTGTAAGAGGTGGTGACCACAAGGCAAGTAAAATGTTTCTTGTTAATTTACAGAAGCTATTTTCATCAGATGTAATTAAAGCTTTTAAGGAAGCAGAGAAAAATGACAAAGAAAAATAAAAAAACACTTGACACTTCTAAACAAGAAGTATATAATAAACTGTCAGCTAAGAAAACAACATCCGAATCTGGTCATTGGTATACCCAAGAGGGTGACCCAATGTACACAGTCATAGGTGCTAACGGTAAGGAAAGAAACACTACCCTTAGAGATGCTAAGAAAGATAACCTAGTACCTTCTGTCACTACCATTCTTAGTATGATAGCCAAGCCTTCATTAGAGAATTGGAAAATAAACCAAGCACTTAACTCTGCCCTTACCTTAGAGAAAAATGTATTGGAATCCACAGAAGAATTTGCTTACAGATGTAAGATAGATTCTAAAAGGATTGGTCAAGAGGCTGCAAAAAAAGGTACTGAGATTCACGCTATGATTGAACGAGGATTCTTAGGAGAAGAAGAAACAGAAACTTACTGTATCATTAAGAACTATTTAAATGATAACTTCCCTAACGAAGAATGGATAGCAGAAGCTTCCTTCTGTGCTGACTTGGGCTATGGTGGTAAGATAGATTTATATTCTAAGTCTGGTATCTTTGTTGACTTTAAAACTAAGGACAACTTAGAAGGTAAAGACCCTGCTAAATTAGTATACGATGAACATGGTATGCAGTTGTCTGCCTATGCTCAAGGTTGTGGGTTTACTGATGTGGAAAGAGTATCTATATTTGTAGATAGAGAAGACACAGAACTTATCTCTTGTCATATCTGGGATAAAGATACACAAAACAAACACACTGAAATGTTTAACAGCATTTTAAATTACTGGAAACTTGTAAAAAATTATGAACCAAAGAAAGTCTAAACAGCTAAGAAGAAAATCAGAATCACTACTCATTGAGTGGATAAGGACAATGACTCCTGACGGAGAAGATGCTACCAAGATACACAAGAAAAACTTACACGAGTTTCTTCCTGAACAAACACATCTGTTTGCTAATAACAAACTTATGTTAAGTGCTTATAGTTTGAAGTGGTTTTATAAACGGGTTAAGAAAAATCCTGACTTAACTCTTGGAGATTTAAATGGCTAGAGTACCTAGAAAACCTAGACCTAAAAAAGTAGATGTACCTAAAGGATATGATAGCAAGTGGGAATATGAGATACATCAAACCATTCTTAAAGACTGGAAACATCATTGGGAAAAAGTAGATTACGTTGTTAGTCACAAGTATGAGCCAGACTTCGTAAAGGTAATGGATGATAAGATAATATTGCTTGAAGCTAAGGGCAGGTTCTGGGACCACGCAGAGTATAGTAAGTACATACATGTTAGAGAAGCCTTGAACGAACACAGAGAGTTAGTATTCTTATTTCAAAAACCTTATGCCCCAATGCCACAGGCTAAGAAAAGAAAGGACGGAACAAAAAGAACTCATGCTGAATGGGCAGAGGCAAATAATTTTAAATGGTATAGTGAAGAAACTCTACCCGATACTTGGAGAAATAATGAACTATAAATTTAATGAAGACGAAACAATAAAACAAATTAAAAGATATGTAGACAACACTTATTCCCAACACTATGCTTATGGAGAGTACCAAGCAACAGATGTTATCTTTGATAACGGACACGGTGAAGGTTTCTGCATGGGCAATGTTATAAAGTATGCTATGAGGTATGGTAAAAAGAAAAAAAAAAAAAAAAAAGACTTGCTAAAAATAATACATTATGCTATAATGGCTATACATTTAAAGGACATCGAACATGATTGAAGATAAGATAGGAACTAAGCCTTACTTAGGAATAGAGATAGACTACGACAGAGAGAAAACCTTTGACAAGTTTAGTATAGACACATTAAAAGAT